ATGGCAAGGCAAAAAGCGAGCGTTAAGCCTAAAAACTTTGTTAGGCTTCGGAACAAGAAATTAGCTAATGGCAATAAAAGCCTGTATCTCGATATTTATCGAGACGGAGTAAGAAGTTATGAGTTCTTGAAAATGTATCTTGTTCCAGAAAAGAACAATGTAACAGCAAGACAGCAGAATGAAAACACCTTGCAGGCGGCAGAGGTTATAAGAAGTGAGCGACAAAATGCGATAGTTAAGGGGCAGGCTGGAATTACTGATACCAGTGTTAAGAATAAGCTATTATTGATGGACTGGCTTAAGATCTACAGAGTCAAACTTGAAAAGAGGCAGTATAAAGACATTTCCCATGTTGACAATTTAATGAGAATACTTGCGGAATATAAACCTGCAGTAGTAGCAAGACTAACAAGCATTGATAAGGGCTTTGCAAAAGGCTTCATTGATTACTTGAAACATGATTATGTAAGCTACAAGGGCAACAAGCGTTTGCAGAATAGTACAATCGTAGACTATGTGAGGACATTTTCAGTTGCGATAAATGCTGCTATAAAAGACGGATATAAAATAATCAATCCTTTTAAACTTCTTTCTTCTGATGAGAAAGTAAAACAGCCGGATAGTCATAGGGAATATTTAAGTCAAGAAGAACTGCTAAAGTTAATGATAACACCATGTAGAAGGGATGATATAGGGAAAGCATATCTTTTTGCTTGCTTTTCTGGACTAAGAATTTCAGATATTCGTGCGTTGAGATGGAAGAATATTATAGCAGAAGATGGGCAATTCTTTGCTATGCTTTTCATGCAAAAGACTGGTAAGGAGTTGAAAATACCTTTACCGGATAAAGCGATGGAAATAATACCAATAAGAGGTAATGATGAAGATGAGGTATTCTCTTTGCCTTCCAATCCCACCGTAGAAGATAATTTGAAGAAATGGGCAGAAGCGGCAGGAATAAATAAGCATTTGACTTTTCACACAGCTCGCCATACTTATGCAACTTTATTGCTTACGTTAGGAACCGATCTATACACTGTTAGCAAAATGTTAGGGCACACTAATGTGGCTACAACTCAAATTTATGCCAAAGTGGTGGATAGGAAAAAAGTTGACGCTGTAAACCTTGTAAATGATGTGTTTAATAAATAAAGTGAGTAATGATGGATAAAATAAGAACTCTTAAGTATCTTGGCGAGGAAAGCTACAAATATAGCAAGGAAATATTGGGCAACAATGGTAAAGTATGGTTCGATTTTCACTTTGATAAATTCTTTAAAGTATGCGATTTGGGGCTTGTTGGTGAAAGGTGCATTGAAGTAATATCGGTAGGCAAAGATAAGGATATAGCCCAATTCCTGCGTGAAGCAACGGAAAGACTAAGAAATGCGGGAGCAAACTCTGTGGTGATAGATGCGTTTAATTGCGAAACTATGTATTTTGATATGATGGCCAATGAATCATATACCGATGAAAAAAGTTTGTCAGGTAAACAAGAAAAGAAAAAGGAAGATATACTATTGCCAGAACTGCCAGATAATTTAAATACCGATGATGCTAAAAAAATGTTTGAAAAGGCAGTAAAGGCCGGTTTAATGCAACCATTAAAAGATAAGGGTGGTTATCAATGGAATAAAGGGAATGCACTACTGGCTTATTTTTGTGGAAAAATTTATTGTGGTGATAGATTAAAACAGGACGATGTGACAAAAGAATTGGTCATAAAACGAGGTGGTGTCTTTTTCCCAGAAGCCGCTTTAAATTCTTTCTTCTTAAATAATAAGGGGGAGAATATAAAGAATCTAGGGCAATCACGTTTGCAGATACTACGGCCACCTAAAGGATATAAAGACATAGATAATTTATTTGATGAGGCAACCGATTAGGTTGCCTTTTTTGATGTATTGCCTAATACATTGGGAAATATATTGCCCAATGTATATCCCAATAAAAGCAAATGTTTTTTCTTTCTTTCCTTTCCGATTTTTGCACCATGTTAAACAGACAGAGGTGCAAGTGTACATAGCTCCAAAGTCACAAAAATGGAAGATATGGAAGATAAAATTAATCAGATTTTAGTTTATACCTTATTGGCAGCAAAGAATGTGCTGACATTGGATGATGTATCGCTATTAACTGGGCTTAGTAAAAGTCATTTGTATAAACTTACCTGTAATCATCAAATACCGCACTACAAACCTAATAAACAGTTATACTTTGATCGTGCTGAAATAGAAGCATGGATGAAGCAGGGGAAAGTGAATACCATTGATGAAAGTGAACAGATGGTAGCTGTGTATTTAGCAAAGGCTTCAAGGAAGTAAGGAGGTAGGCTATGGAAAAAAGAAAAAGGGCAGTCTCCACAACCACCCAATTCCATGATGATGAGGCAAAGATAGAAAAAGAAAAGGGAATAAACAAGGTGTACAATTACTTTCGATATACAACAGGAACTTCTTTAGATTGTATGTTGGAAATTGGTATCCTTCGAAATTGTATCACCTACTATATTCGTGATTTGGAAAAGATGAACCTATTGCAAGCTGTATTCAGAGCTAGAGATAAACACACTCGTAGGATGGCCAAACATTATTCTGCCGATCCTGCTATGTGGAAAAATATAAGTGATAGGCAATTAAATATAGTTTTCGATGAAAGCATTTAATTTAAAGGATGTAATAGGTGACGAACTAAAACGTTGCGTTAGTACAGCTGAACGCAAGTACAGAACTCCTAAGCCGGGAACATGCGAGGCAGTTCTCACAGAGTTATTAGAGCAGATTAAATCCATAGACTTTCAGGCAAAGTCAGGATTGCCAGATGAAGGAAAGATATCACGGAAGATTTACGTGGTTGTTACCGTTGACGAAGTGCTAGATGTAGCCACTGCTAACAACTGGGGATTAGCTACCCGTGATGGATTTATCTATATCTTTAACGGTGAGTACTGGCAACCGGTGGGCGCAGATGATTTCAAACCCTTTCTTGCAAAAGCCGCGATGAGAATGGGTGTTCCTGTGATGGAATCAAAGTATCATATGTTTAAGGATGAACTATACAAGCAGTTTTTATCAGAGGCTAACCTTCAACCACCCACTAGAGGAAATAAAGTACTTATTAACTTAAAAAATGGTACATTTGAAATATCTCCAGATTGGCAAGGACTTAGAGAATTTGACAGGGACGACTTCATCAAATATCAGCTTTCATTTGAATATGATCCGAAATCTGTATGTCCAGTATTTGACAAGTATCTCCTGCGTGTTTTACCGGATGAAGATTGTCGTAAGGTATTGGCTGAATACCTAGGATACATATTCATCAATAATTTAAAACTAGAGAAGGCTGTTATTCTATATGGAAGTGGTGCTAACGGGAAAAGCGTGTTCTTTGAGATTATAAACGCAATTCTAGGCACAGAGAATATTTGTTCCTATTCATTGCAGAATCTAACTAAATACGATAGCTATCAGCGTGCAGAGTTAGCTAATAAGTTATTAAATTATGCCAGTGAGATCAACGGGAAATTGGAAGCCTCAATATTTAAGCAATTAGTGTCAGGTGAACCTGTAGAAGCTAGACAGATTTACGGTAAGCCGTTTGTCATGACTGATTATGGGAAGTTGATGTTTAATTGCAATGAGCTTCCCAAAGAGGTAGAACAGACAAATGCTTTCTTCCGACGCTTTATCATTATTCCATTTAGCGAGACCATTCCACCTGAAGAGCAAGACCCCGAATTAGCAAACAAAATTATAGGTCAAGAACTCTCTGGAGTTTTCAATTGGATATTAGAAGGCCTACGAAGGTTGCTGGTTAATAAAAGTTTACACAATCAATAAAGGTGAAGGAGCAGATAGATAAGTATCGGATGGAATCAGATAGTGTGGCAATGTATGTGGGTGAATATAGTTATGTTCCATCTTATCGAAGTAGTTACTCGTTAAAAGCAATATACGATGAATATAAAGCTTATTCTCTAGATAATGCTTATAAGTCTGTGAGTATCAGAACCTTCTCGGAAAGATTGAGAATGCTTGGATTTGATGGTGAGAAGAAAATGAACGGACGTATTATCTATGCAATTCGCGAATAGCAAAAAAATAAAGTTTTATTCTTGCGTCATTTGCGTCATATCAGTCATGAAAAAGAGATATGAGTATGACGCACATGACGAATATGACGATGAAATAAAACATTTTATTTTCTAGTTAGAATATGTAAAAAGTTAATAATATGAACATCTATATTCAACCATATTTAGAAAAATACACCGGGAAATCATCCCGTCATAAATGCCCGAAATGTGGTGATCCTCATTCATTCGCTTATTACTTGGACGGTAACACTGGAGAAGTGATAGACAAGGCAGTAGGCAGATGTAACCATGAAAGCGGGTGCGGCTATCATTATACGCCTAAACAGTTCTTTATTGATAATCCGGTAGAGAAGGATCGGTTTACCGATCCCGTCAAACAGAAGACATTCCGGAATCCGATACAGGAATCGCAACGGGAAACGGGATATATTCCATTTTCATATGTGGAAAAGTCAGTAAGTTATAATAGTTCATTTATCTACTTCTTATGTGGCTTGTTTGACCGCTATACGCTTGAATCACCCACTATTGAGAAAATGATGCAGGATTACGCATTAGGAGCTACAAAAGGCGGTAGTGTGATTTACTGGCAGATAGACATCAAAGGAAAGGTAAGAACCGGTAAGGTGATGAAGTATGACCCGAATACTGGGCATAGGATTAAAGACGGTGGAGGTATTAACTGGATTCATTCAATAATGAAAAGACAGGGCTTGTTACCTGAAGATTTCAATCTAGTACAATGCTTGTTTGGTGAGCATCTTCTGAGAATGTACCCAGATAAAGTGGTCGCTTTAGTTGAATCAGAAAAAAGTGCTCTAATCGCTTCTGGTGTTTATCCTGAATATATTTGGCTGGCTACCGGAGGGAAATCTCAACTCTCTATTGATAAACTAAAGGTACTGCAAGGAAGAACTGTTATCATGTTTCCGGATGTAGACGGCTTCGAGTATTGGAGTGATAAGGCTAAAGAGGTTGAGGCAATCGGCTGCAAAGTGGTGGTCTCCGATCTACTAGAAAAGAACGCTAGTGATGTAGACAGAACCAATAAAATAGATTTGGCGGACTGGCTTATTAGGCAGTTATCTGTGGAGACAGAAATGTCAGATACTGTTATGATAGTAAAGACTGAATTTACTGAAACTGAAAAAATGTTGCGATACATGACAGAAATGAATCCATTTCTACAGATATTAATTGATACATTTGATTTAAAGCTTATTGTCTAATTAAAGTTGAAATTTTCATGGTTGAATCATAGTGTTATTTTGCAAAAATATATTATATTTGCATTCAGAAAATCAGGAGAATAGGGACATTCTCATAAAGATATAAATTCTGAGGGTGTTTTAACTGATGCTAGTCCCCGCATTTATGTGAGCAAAGGTTAATCGCCCTTTTGTTTTATTAACCGTGTGAAGATGCACGGAACCGTAAAGTTATGAACAGAAATAAGTCTCTTTTTTTTCGTTTCCCGATCATAAATCTTTCTAAGGCGATTTAAGCCACTTTTCCGCATGGATGATACTTTGTATATCCATGCGGAAAAGTGGCTTTGTCGTCAAAAAAAACGGTTCCCAGTGTCTTCTATAAACAAAACATCATGGAAAAAACATATACGGCTCCTCCCGGCAATCTCCGTTTGTGTGAAAATGGTGATAAAATCCGCTTGTATATCGGAAACACCTACCGGGATTTAAGTATCACGTTCGCCCGTACATTCTCCGGGAAAATCAAAGAAGCAGCCGACAGGCTGGCGAAGAAACAAAAACAGGATGCAGATGAAAAGCTTTGATCTAGCAGCGGAATATATTGCCAAATGTGCGGAGATAATCAAACATGACACGATCCAAGCTCTTTCTAAGCTTGGTGAAGAATGTGTTACGTATGTACGTGACCGTACCCCTGAAGAAAGCTGGAAGGATTACACAGGAAACCTGCGTAGCTCTGTTGGCTATATGGTTTTGTATAACGGACAATCCGTACAACGAGGTGGATTTATGCCTACAACAGCACCTAAAGGCGACGGAAGCAAAGGACGATCCGACGGGGAAAAGTTCTTGCAAGAAACAGTGGCAGAAGTAGCAAGAGATAACAGTTTTGCGCTAGTCATAGTAGCCGGAATGAATTATGCCGATAAGGTTGAAGCGCTAGAAAATAAAAATGTTCTTGCAGGTGCTCATCTTTTTGCTGTAGAAGAATGGAGGTATATGGAAAAAGCTTTGAAAGACCAAATAGAAAACGATATTAATAAAATTCAAATGATTTGATTTATGAAGAAAGAAACAAGAAAAGAGAGAAAGGTAACGTTCCGAGTTGAGAACATGCCAAAGACGCAAAACGTGTTCCTACATCACGAACAAGGCGTATATGTGCTTTCATACGAAGAGGCGGAAGAGTTCTACATGACATGCCGCAAAATCTTATCGTCTCCTGTTAACTACTACGAGTTCAACATAGATGCAAAAGGCATTTCAAAGCGTCTTGAATCGGAGAAACTGGTAGTAAACCGTGAAAACATCTGGAAAGTATGGGTAGATTTAAAGAAAATCTTCCGTTATGAATAATGTAAACATTTAGAAAATAACTAATATTTACTAAATGGGAAGCGTAAACGGAAAGAGTAATAACCCCAAAGGTCGCCCGCTAGGCTCTAGAAACAAATCTACAGCAGAGATTCAAAACTGGGTTCAAAAGCTGATTAGTTCCAACCTGAAACAGATTCAGAAAGATATGAAGTCATTGGAACCTAAAGAGCGTTTGAAGATTTTTGAGAAACTGCTTAATTATGTTTTACCGCGTAAATCTTCCGTATCTACACAAATAGACTTTTCACGGCTTACTGATGAACAACTGGACGAACTGATAAACCGTATCACTAAAGACGAAGAAGAATGAGAATACCGATAAACCGTGAAATAAAGATTATTCTTCTTAAATGGCTGCAAAAGGGCGTCATCAATACGGACGATATACCGGCGTTGAAGAAGGAGCAGAACCAGGCGCAAAACACTTGGTTTGCCGAACTGATTAAACGGCGGACGGACAACAAGAGTACTAACGATTAATTATATCAATATGAGAACAGTAGAAGAGATTAAAGCGGAATTGAAGAAGAAACAGGAGTGTTTGGATGCGCTCTACCTTCATCAAAGTATCAAAGGTGATAAATTGCCTAACGGTCAAAGTGCATTTGATTATGTACTAAAATACAATCGCAGTATTAAAGCCTTGAAAGAAGAATTGAAACAGGCGGAAGCGTTGCCGGAAGATGAAGTTATTGCCATTGCTCGCGGTACAACTTATCAATCAGCAAAGGAAAAGAAACGTGAGGAAGATGATTGTAAAGAGATTCGTGAAATACTTGGCATAGATCCTCCTGAGGGTGAAGACGGTGTTATGTCAAATGATGAAGTTATTGCTATCGCTAAAGGTGGTTGGTAGAATCAACGGTTGTTTCTGCCTGCATAAATAAAAAATACCTTCATACGATGGCAGGCAGGGACGCCGTTTAAAATCCTTGTATATGGCAATATGTGATATGTGTTCCCATAAACGGAAGGTCTTTGATGAGTCTTTGGGATGGGTTTGGAGATGCAAGGCTTATCGTTCTTTTATCCTTCCTGAATGTCTATCAAAGTGGGACGTTATGGTAGCAATAAGAGATAACGAATGCGAGTTCTTCAACAAGCCAGTAAAGTTTGACATCAACGGTTTTGCATACATATGTGCGGAAGAAGAACTACAACAACAGATTGAAGAAGACGATGATTTCCCGGTAGTTTGTGACTGATGGACGATATAGCATTAAAATATCTGGCAGAATGGCGCAGTGATTGGTGCGCTTTTGCATCTGACGTTCTACGGGCTAATCTGGACGAAGAACAGAAAGCCGTGTTGCGTTCGGTGCAAAAGAATCCCATGACCGCTCTAGCCAGCGGCACGAGTCGTGGCAAAGATTTTGTGGCAGCTTGTGCTGCCTTATGCTTTATGTATCTTACGCCCGAATGGGACGACGACGGAAATTTAATCCGTAATACAAAGATAGCCCTATCCGCACCTAGTCAAAGACAGGTAGAAAACATCATGACTCCGGAAGTTAGAAGACTGTTCCGTAACGCCGGTATATTGCCGGGGCGACTGGTTGCAAATGACATTCGCACGGACTACGAGGAATATTTTCTAACCGGATTCAAGGCAGACAACAAAAACCAAGAAGTTTGGTCGGGGTTCCATGCGGCAAACGTTATGTTTGTCATTACTGAAGCTTCCGGCGTATCTGAAACGATATTTAGTGCGATAGAAGGAAACCTACAGGGAAACTCACGCCTTTTGCTTGTATTCAATCCCAACATTACTACAGGTTATGCAGCAAATGCCATGAAATCGGATCGTTTCGCAAAATTCCGTCTCGATTCCCTGAATGCAACCAACGTAACGGCAAAAAGGGAGATTATCCCCGGACAAGTTAATTACGAATGGGTAGAGGACAAAGTTAAACACTGGTGTACCCCTATCACGAAAGAAGAATATAACGAAGGCGAGGGGGATTTTCTCTTTGAGAACAACTTGTACCGACCTAACGATCTGTTTCGCATCAAAGTACGCGGAATGTTCCCCAAAGTTGCGGAAGATGTGCTCATCCCCTACGAATGGATCGAGATTGCCAATAAACGTTGGCAGGAGAACCACCCGTATAGACCGCGTAAATCTTGTAAACTTGGTGTTGATGTTGCCGGCATGGGACGCGATAACAGTGTGTTTTGTCCCCGGTATGGGAACTATGTTTCGCAGTTCGACGTGTTCCAGTCCGCAGGCAAAGCAAGTCACATGCACGTTGTAGGCAAAGCACTTTCATACAAAAGGACGGATAGGGATATTATCTTTATCGACACTATCGGGGAAGGTGCGGGCGTGTATTCCCGCCTAGTGGAGCAAGGGATAAGAAACATATTTTCCGTTAAAAACTCACAAGGAGCGAAAGGACTGCATGATATAACGGGTGAATACAGTTTCGCCAACATGCGCGCGTATTTGTATTGGGCTTTGCGTGACTGGCTGGACCCGAAAAATAACTTCTTCCCGATGTTGCCGCCGTGCGACCAGTTCACGGAAGAAGCAACCGAAACAAAGTGGAAATTCAGGAGCGACGGAAAGATACTCATAGAGCCAAAGGAAGAGATAAAGAAGCGCATCAAGCGTTCACCCGACTACATGGACGCGCTTTCAGAGACATTTTACCCGTATTCATTCACATACAAGGATGATGCGGAATTATTACAGGATTTTCTATAAATTTATAGTAAATGGATAATTATATAAACACTGAATCCCTGATACTGGACACGTTGACAGATGCGCCGGTAGTATTTGAGGTAAATAATAAAAAATATAGTATCTATCCCCCTACCTTGGGAAAGACATTGCTTATTGATCGACTGAAAAGAAAGTTGTCAATCAATTCTGAATGCTCAAAAGCAGCCCCCCTGGAAGAAGCTTTGAGGGTATGCGAGGAAAACAAAGAGATAGTTTTGCAGTTGCTCGCATATTGTACCCTACGACTGAAAGAGGAAGTACAGAACGAAGCCTGCATAAAAGAACGTATTTCCGTTCTTTCCAAACTGGAAGCTGATGAACTGGCGACGCTGCTTTTGACTGTTATTTCAGACACCACCGTTTCCGATCTTATCAAACATTTCGGTATAGACCGAGACAACGAGAACCGGCGGAAGATAGCCCAGGTAAAAAACAGTAATAATACCGTTGCGTTCGGTGGACATTCTATCTGGGGCACACTGATAGATTTTGCGTGCGAGCGTTACGGATGGTCGTTTGATTATGTCATGTGGGAAATCAGCTATAATAATCTGCTGATGTTGTTCAACGATCGCCCAGATAGTGCCTACTTGACAGATGAAGAGCGAAAGAAAGCACATCTGAAACATATCGGAACAGTTATAAACGCAGACGACCCGGCAAACATGGCGAAAATCAAGGCTATGCGTTGGGATTAAATCATTTTTATATCAATCTTTAAATTGTACCATTATGGCAGGATTAAAATTTACTTTCACAGGAGATAATCAGGACGTATTAAAAAAGATCAATCAGATACAAACCGAACTAAAGAAGGTCTACAACAGAAAAAATACAAAGATAGACCTTAGCGCAGGGATTGATTTTTCTTTGCTGGGTGAGAACTTCAAACGGTTAGACCAACAGAGTCGGGAGGCGTTCGACAACATGTCAAAAGACGCCCAAAAATACGTGAAAGAGATACAAGAGAATATATTAAGCCTTCAGCAAGTAGAGAAGATGCAGGCGGGATTAAATTCCCTGTATGAAGATGGGGATATTGACTTGAACGCATATATTCAGTCACAAGCCCGGTTAACCGTTCTACATGAAGAGCTGGCTAAAGGCATTAATGAAAGCCGGGCGGCACTCGAATCCGAGACGACTACAACCAAGATTGCAGCGGATTCTATCGCAGGGCTTCATGCAAAGGTGCTGATGTTGACGACTGACTACATGAACCTTTCCAAAGCCCAACGGGAAGGGACCGAAGGCGCGGCACTGTTGAAGAACCTACAGGAAACCCAAACGCAATTGGATAACGCTTCTTTGTCTATGGACAAGTACGCATCCGGGGCAAAGACCAGATTTGACGCTTTAGGATTCAGCATCACGCAGATCGCACGTGAATTGCCATCTTTGGCAATGGGGCCACAAATGTTCTTTCTAGCTATCTCTAACAATATTGGGCCATTCCAAGATGCATTGGCGGCTGCAAGAAAAGAATATCAGGAAATGATAGCAGCCGGGAAGACTGCTACGCCTGTTTGGAAACAGTTGCTCAAATCTCTAACTGGTACCGGTCCTATTTTGGCGGTATTAACTACGTTGTTCGTGGCTTTTGGTGATAAGATATTTGATTGGATAGGAACATCAAAAAAGGCTGAAAAGACCCTTAAAAAAATTGTACACTCAATTAAGAGACTTGAATAATGTTCTATCAACATCTATAGAACAGAGTGCAGGCGAAGTTACCAAACTTAACAGTCTATATAAGATTGCAACAGATGTAACTAAAATCTACAAAAGAAAGAAATAACGCAGTAAAAGAGCTAAAAAGGTCTTATCCTGAGCATCTGAAAAAATCTATCAGATGAATCTATAAAAAAACGGTGAAGTTTCCAAAAGCTATAAAAGAACAGACTAGCCAAATTATAGCAAATGCGAAAGCTACAGCGGCAGCTGATCAGATAGCAAAGAATTGGTACAAATCATTTCAGGCTGGCGTCTCCAAAAATATAGCTTATATTACAAAACAGAGATTAGAACAAGAATTAGTAGCAAAAGAAGCCACAGTTCAACAACTTTCCCAAATGAGAGCCAGACCGGAAAGTTATGCCGGATTAGCTAAAGAAATTGAGGGAATTAAGGACCGAATAAAAGAAACTGATAGAGAAATCGCAATACAAGAAAACCTACAAGATTCTTATCAAAAATCGTCTAAAGCTCTTGAAAAATTAGTAACTGTATCCGGATTAGGCGGAAAGTATGAAGATACAGATAAAAACTACAATTCCATCGTAGACCAGCAAAATAAAATAGCCGAGCTTTTGGATAAACAAGCCATTGAGAGAAGACGTAAAGAAGAAGATTTGGAAAATCAGGCTTTCCAAGCTCGTATTAATGCGATGGAGGAAGGAGAAGCCAAAATACGGGCGCAAAGAGCCTTGGATAACAAGAAGGAAATCCAAGATTTGAAACGCCAAAGAGAAGACTACATACGCACGGAAATCGAATATCAGAAAAAAGTCTTTGATGAGCAAGAGGAGCTAAAAGCCAAAAAGACCAAAGGATATAAAAAGAAAACGTTTGATTCTGCCAGTGTTTCGGTAGATACTTCCGCACTTGATTCAATCAACCAAGACACCTTAAAAGGACAAGCTAATGATGTAGCTAAATATTATAAAGAAGTCCTTTCTAAGTACCAAGATTATACAGCCCAACGTATAGCCGTAGAAAAGCAGTTTCTCAATGATGAAAAGAAGCTTAAAGAAGGTATGTCTAAGGCTCAAAATGATTCTGAAAAAGAACAATATGCAAATGCTTTAAAAGAGCTGAATAAACAAAAAAAACGAGCAATTACTTCTATCTCAAAAAGCGAAATCGAAGATTCCGGCATTTGGAAAATGTTAATGGGAGATATAAACGCATTGTCTACAGATACACTTGAAAAACTATTATCTGATGCTGAGCAACTTGTCAAAACTACAAACTTGTCGGCTACGGATATGAAAGCCATGATGGATACTATAAATAATGCTCGTCAAAATCTCATAGCTCGCAACCCTTTCAAGACATTGAAAGAAGAATATGAAAAGTATCAGAAAGCAATAAAGAAGGGTGATAAACAAGGAGCTTCAACTTCATGGAGTAATGTAGAACAGGCTAGCGAGTCTATAAAGAGTAATATTTCAACATTAGGGGCTTCTCTATCTTCTCTTGGAAATACTTTTTCTAATGAACTGGGTGAAGGTATCCAAAAGGCAGTAGATGTTATAGAGGATGGCATCACAGCTTTTGAGGTATTCGGTAAAACAGGTGAAAAATCGGCAGGTGATACTATAAAGGGGATAGGCGGAATCGTTGGAATCGTAACTACCCTAATAGGTACTGTAATGAATGCTTTTGATTCTACCGCCGAAGAACAAGCCCGTAATCTTGAATACCAGCGCAGGCAAGAAGGATATTGGGATTCTATTAATTATCAAGTCGAACGATATTTGGAGCTATTAAAAGAGGCTACAGCAAATGATTATTTTGAAATAGCCGGCAAATCATTAACTACACTTGAAGAGGCTAGAAAAAAAGCGTACGAAGATATAGTCAAATCTTTGCCTGTCGGTGATGTTGATAGTACAACATTTGGACTATATCAGCTTTTTTATTCTGGGAAATTTTCTAATAAACTATTAGAACAAAATTTTGGCGGTCTACAAGCTAAAGAAATTTTTGATTTCATAAATGAGAACGGTGGGTATGATTTAGAAAATAAGCTCATATCCGAAGAGGCAATATGGGCTATGAAAAGCAATGCCGACATCTGGTCTAAGTTGCCTGAATGGATGCAAGAAGCCATAGATAAGTTTGTTGAGTTGAACGATCAGGCAAAGGATTTAGAAGAAACTTTAAATAAAGATTTATTTCAAGCAACATCCCAGAGTATAGAAGAAGCTATTTTGGAGGGGTTGAAAGGCGGAAAGAGAGGAATTGCCGACTTTGGAGACGATTTTGAGGAGATAATGCGTAATGCTTTGTTGCAGTCATTTGTTATAGATCAGTTAAGAGGTAAGGCGCAAGAATTTTATAAGAAATATACCCTTTTGGCTGATAGTGATAATAATGGAAAGTTGGATCTAACAGCAGAAGAGATAAGCGATCTTAGAAATGATTGGAATGATATAATAAGATCCGCTACAGAAGAAGCAAAAAATATAGATGCCATTGTTGGCGGCACATCTACTTCTCAGGAATCTTCCAAGAAAGGATTTGCCACGATGTCTCAGGATTCTGCTGACGAGTTGAACGGACGCTTCACTGCTTTACAAATTTCCGGGGAAGAAAGCAAAAATCAACTTGTATTGCTCAATCAGGTAACAAGCGCGTTGTTAAGTGTAAACGAGGCGGGAAATGCCACATTAAACAACATGTTGTACCAACAGGTATTAACTAACAGTTACCTAGAGGATATTGCCAAATATACAAAAGTACTGCAAGAAATGAATGCTAATATATTACAGGTAAGAAATAACACAGCAGCATTAAATACACGCAGGTAATATGGCCAAACCTAAAATACGCAACCAGAAACAGCAGTATCAGGAGTTAAACCGACGTTTACAAAAGTATATACTTCTGGTGCAACAGATATACGAAGATTTGGCACTCGAAGCGTCAAAGCTCGTACTTCGTACCGGTTACGATCCGGAAGGAAAGAAGGTTTTCCGGTTTAAGGACTATCCACAGACGAAAGCGGGAATAGACAAACTTTTGCGCAACTTCGTGGAAGATATGCAGGTTCTCATCTATCAAGGGACGTCCAAAGAATGGAAACAAAGCAACGAGATACAAAGCTTGCTCGCAGATAAGGTTATCAGATCCTACACGGGACAAATAGACAGGGAGAAGTATAAAATATACTATCAGACCAATTCGGACGCCCTGAAGGCTTTCCAGCAGCGAAAAGACGAAGGAATGAATCTTTCCCAAAAGTTGTGGAACCAGTCGCGAGAACTGAAAGAAGAGTTGGAGGAAACAATATCTACAGCTATTCAAAAGGGCTACAGCGCAATAACTCTTAGTAAGCGGGTTAGTAAGTATCTGAATGACTTTCCGACGTTCCAAAAGGACTATAAAGAGAAATATGGCAAAGCATCTGATATCCATGACTGTGAGTTCAGGAGTGCTCGTCTTGCAGCATCTGAAATTAACATCGCATATAGAAAAGCGGAACAAATGAGATGGGAGCAGATGGATTTCGTTGTAGGTTATGAAATCAAACCAAGCGGGATGCACAAGAAGAAGGACATTTGCGACCTATTGGCGGGGAAATACCCCAAGAATTTTAAATGGGTCGGCTGGCATCCGCTTTGCAAAGATTATTGTCTCCCAATAATGAAAACTGAAGAGGAGTTCTGGGCGCATGGGTATTTTGATGATCCGAACGACACAACCAGCGTGAACGAGGTTAAGGACGTGCCGGACGCCTTCAAACAATGGGTAGGTACAAATGCGCTCCGTATCGAAGCAGCCAAAAGAAAAGGGACTTCTCCGTATTTTATTAAGGACAATCAGGAAATAGTAGATAATATCCTTTATCCACAAAAAAAATAGTATATTTGTAACGAATTAAACCAAGCGTTGTGAAGAGGCAGCGCACCCGAATTATGAACGAAATAGAGCAAATTCTAACCGCAGGATCGGTTAATGTTATCATTGAAGCATTGAAAAGGAAATCCGTCTGTGTTCCTTCATGGGATAAACTTATCAAGGATTATGAACCCAAAGAGCACGAGATAGTGACGGATACAGTCACCCGGAAAAATAAAGTAAAAACAGATGGTTCGGTAGAAAAGGCTTCCCGGATCTATCTCGGACTGGAGAAACTTCTCACAAGGCGAATGACTGAATTTACTTTCGCTATCCCGGTCAAACGTGTATATCACAACATCGAAGATAATGAAACTCGCCAAAGTATTGCAAAAGCGATTGAAGCAATATACAAGTACGCCCGCATTGATGCGGAAAATATCAGGCGCGGAAACGCTTATTATGCAGCGTGTGAAATCTGTACGATATGGTATGCCGTAGAAAAACCTAACAGCCTGTACGGATTCAGAAGCAGATTTAAACTAAAGTGCAAGACCTACTCACCAATGGACGGTGTCAGCCTGTACCCTCTCTTTGACGAACGGGGCGACATGCTCGCTATGTCACTGGAATACAATAAAAAGATACTGGATAAAGAAATAACCTATTTCGAGACATACACCGACAAAAAGCATTACAAGTGGAAACAGGAAAACGGCTTGTTCTGGGAAGAAGTCACCAACGAACCTATCGCACTTATGAAGATACCGGCTATCTATGCCTACAGGGATTCCGCGATCTACGCCGATTTGTCATATATCAGAAAAGAGATAGAATACACCCTTTCACGCAATAGTGACGTGATCGCATACAATAGTGCGCCTATCCTCAAAGTTGCGGGAGGAATGAAAGGCGGAGAAGATAAAGGAGAAAGCCGTAGGGTGTTCCGTGTCGAAAACGGCGGAGACGTTTCTTATGTTTCATGGGCACAATCTATCGAAGCCCTGAAGTATCATGTAGAAACGCTTACCAACTCCTTCTGGTCGCAATCACAGATGCCGGATATTTCCTTTGATAAGATGAAGGATTTGGGAAATATCGGCTATGATGCACGCCAGACACTTCTAACCGATGCGCATCTCAAAGTCGGAGACGAGGCGGGGAACTGGTTGGAGTTTCTGGACCGTGAAAGTAGTATTGTGAAAGCGTTCCTTTCCCTGATGAATATACAGTGGAAGGAAGAGATAGATAATGTAGATGTTGAAAACATCATAACGCCGTTTATCCAGAACGACGAGAAGAACGAAATAGAAAAACTTACTACCGCAAACGGCGGTAAACCAATATTAAGCCAGCTAGAAAGTATTAAAGCGCTCGGTTATTCCAACGACCCGGAAGCAACACTAAAGCAGATTCAGGAAGAGGAAGCCGTAGCGCAAGAAAACAAGGGTGCGATAAATGTTAGCGCATTGTAAGGATTCATGTTGTTTATTCATAATAATGTTCTTAGAAAATTCTGAAGGGGCGGGCGTTGTGAAACGGTCGCTCTTTTTTGTGCCATGAAGATATAAAAATAACCTACGCACTTACACATGCGTAGGTCTAATTTGAGCAATAGAAAAGGGGCAACGCTGATATTATTTACATCCCCCCCTTTATAGACCTGGGTTCACAATATAGTGAATCAGTGTATTATATCAAAGGCTATTGAGCCATTTTTTACCGGATTTGGTGTTAAGCCAAATTGCTATCCCAGCCCCCACGACGCTAGTAAACATGAATATTATCGTTAATCCGTTCATAACTATTTATTTTTAAGTATTTTATAGCCAATATATGCAAATATAAAAGAAGTAAAAGCACCAAAAGAAACAAGTATCCAGTAATTAATGTTCTGAAAATCCAATACTAAAGATACTCCACCACCTAAAAATAAAGCAGTAAAAGAAAGTTTTGATAAGTCATAAAAATACTTTCCGAGCGTTTCCCGGCTTATCTTCTCTTTCTCCTTTCCTTCTCTTTTTTCTTCTTGTCTTTCGCTCCAATTACCCATTTTGCACTGTTGTATATGTATTGCAAATACAAAGATAGTCATTTGCAGTAATAAATCAAACGAAATCAAGAGAAATTAATTATTTGACTTTTTGGACCACCGGATAAGGTGGTTAAAATACCGTATTCGCCAAAATTGTTGAAAACTTGCTCCATAATTTTGTGGAGCAAAAAAACTGTTTCCCCATTTTTGGGGGAAATTCCCCTAAAATTGATAATCAGGTAGTTACGTCTTAAATATGGTTTGAACACACATTATAAAGGTAATTGTGAGTTACGTTTTAAATACGGTTTGAACACGTATTTCAATACCGGAAAAACTGGTATTGGGGCAGCGCCTGATTATCACGCCCTAAACCTGAACTAAACATTTTTAGGGCAGATAACAAACGTTACATAGGGGTAATTTCCCGTATGAGCGAAAATCAATGTGAGCGCATTTTTGCGCTGACATAAAAAAGGGAGTGCTTTACAGGCACCCCCCCCGACACTATGGAAGAATGAGCTACTTATTTAAAAGCTCTTTTATTTCTTATGAAAAATGATATTATCTGTACTTTCATCTAATTGTATGTATATGAGATCACCATCAATCCGAGCAGATTTAATATCTATATCATTACTATTAAAATAAAGATCATTTCCATTCATTTCATACGTACCTTTGTCCGTCGTTGATATTTCAAAAACACCATCTTCATCAATATCTAAAGATGATTTCATCTCAAATGAAGTTTCCCAAAATGAAAGGATCGTCTTATAATACTTACCATCGTTATACTCCCAAATAGTACCGTTTAAGCCTGTAACATTCTCGTTATCATCACTACACGCAGAAAATAGTATTAACGGCAACATTGCCAGAAAAAATAGTGCTTTTTTCATGTCTTTGTATGTTTAAAATTATACAACAAATTAACAGACAAGCACACAAAAAAGCAAACATTTCTCTATTTTTCTTCTATTTCAGATATGATTTTTTTCAATTCATCTACAGATGTGGCTTTGTAGTAGTCACTTTTGTGTTGAATTAGGGCGGTTAGCTCTTCGCCTTTGGCTTCTTCAGGTGATGCGAATAGTTGCCACATGGGAACGTCCAAAGCGGCGGCAATACGTTCAAGAGTTGACCCTGAAGGCAATTCTAATGATTGAATCAGAGAAACACGTGTTATACCTAATTTTTTCGCAAATTGCGCCTGCGTATATCCCTTTTCTTTAATAAGTTCTTTAATTCTATGCTCCATAACTTTTTATTTTTCATTTCAAAAATAGTGTTTATTTACTTTGTGTATGGGATATGTCATACTAATTATTGTTAAAGTATGGGATTTTATTGTGTTTGCATATTGTTTTGTATATTTTTTCCCATACATTTGTAGCCGAAAAATCATAATAAACACCAATAAAAACGATTATGGCAAAGAAGAACATTTCTAAGATTTTGGAACAAGTGGAGCACATCTTTTTGAAACACTGTTCCAGTTATGAAGAAGTAAGTAGCAGAGAAGTTTGTATAGAACCGAAACGTTACAACAAACTTTATCTTACTGCACAAGGTCGGAAACATAACTACAACGCTATGTTTGACATAAACAAGGATTATCCCTGCTTAGTGAATTTTAAGACGGTATAACTGTGTGTAACTTGTAATTACATTTTGTCTACTTTGGGGATACTGGTTTGTGAAAATAGGTATCCTATCTTTACAAGATTATTAACCCGGGGATGTGCGTTTGACGTACCCCCATCATAAAGATATTAATTATGAAACAATTTCCTTTAACCATTAACGAAGAGTTGGCGGACTTGTTGCGGGCTGCAACAGAGTTGAACGGCTTGCTTAATAGCTATGTAAAAAAGCATTTTAAAGGCTTGGATTATCAGGATTGGCAAGAATATCCGGCAAAGCAGATTGCAGAAATGCAGAATAGTACTTTAGATATGATGTCGGATTTATCCGATATTATCGGCTACGATATCGCACAACAGGCGCACGCAGAACTTAACAAGGAGGTGAAAGTATGAAGACAATCAGAGTAACAGACGCGGCCGCTCGGTTCATTAAGCAGATCAGAGAGGAGGAATTAGAGGAAAGAAAGGTTTTTCTCTGTGAAGCCTATACAAAGGCTGTAGAACATGCATTGGCCAATGATGAATACAGTGAAGAGGATTTCTACCCGTTGATGGTAATACATGATTATCATAAGTTGATAGAGGAATTATCTATAGATGATGAGGGGCGGGTATGATAAACGAGGAAATATTAAAGATTGTACTTAATGATAAGACTTTTGGTCAGCGTGAAGCAGCTGACATTGTTGGAGGTAGAGGGCGTTTGTTTAAATTGGTAGGTTCCGGTGATATTCGCGCTGAGAAAATACCGCCTAATCGTCAAAATGGGAGATGGTATTGTAACGCTTATGATGTTATCAAATGGGCAACAATTGGAAAAGGAAGTACACATAGGAGTGATGAGAATACATAGTAAGTGTCAGGGGACTTCGGTCCGACACTGAAGTTGACGCCATCAACAAAGACGCCCCGGTAACAATATGGTTGCCGGGATTACATTTCTTGCAAATTATTGAAGAATATTTAAAGATTAGCATTATAGTTGCCTTTGGCAAGTCGGTTTAAATGCCACCATTCCCGGCAATAAACCATGCTTTTATGACGGATATGACGCAAATGACGCAAGAATAAAACTTTATTTTTTTGAGATTTATCCTTGTAGACGGATTGAACGGCAACACATAGCGAGAATGTGACAAGGAACGAATGCACACTTAACCGGCACATAACATAGTCGGAGGTGAAGATACAGGACATAAGCAGATACGGACGGAAAATGGCCGTTTGTTGAGAGCGGTCTTATTTCGCTTGCATAGGTTCAGCTAAAAGAATACTTATGGGGAGAGAAAGTCCAAATGCTTCTCTCCCTATAAATATTGGCTTTCTCTTTGGAAAGTTTGTGTATTAGGAAAGAATATGTAACTTTACACCAAGAAAGCCCATCAGTAGAGCATAAAAATACTTTTTGTTACTATTTTGTTACCCATCATTAGTAATGATGGGCTTTTTATTATCTCTATTTGTTTTGTAAATTGCTGATAAATAAAAAGATAGACCTTATTTCTCAATAAAGCCTATCTGTAAACTTAAAACAACCAACAAAAGAAATAGATAATTTCTATCTTAATGCTGAATGAAGATATTCTCCATTCAGCATTTCTTTTTTATCTTACAAACAACAGTTCTCTGTATTTCGGCAGTGTCCACATCTGGTTGTCTACGATCAGTTCCAGCTTGTCAATGTGGTAACGAATCTCTTCCAGTGCCGGAAAGATTGTATCGTGGTAAGCGATCGCTTTTTCGCGTTCGCTTTCGATCTTGTTCGCCACTTTTCGTGCTTCAATCATTGCATCTACGTGTTCTTTGATGAAGGCGGTGCGGTCGGCGATTTCTTCGATCAGTTCCAGATTCTTGGCAGATAGTCTGGCTGCTTTATCTGCCGGAAATAAGGACTGCATTTTATAGACATTATTAATCAGATCCGTCTGATATTGAGTAGCGACCGGAATAATGTGGTTCATTGCCAGGTCGCCTAATACGCGGGCTTCAATCTGAATCTTTTTCGTGTAAGTTTCCCATTTTACTTCGTTGCGGGCTTCCAGTTCCTTTTTCGTCATCACACCGATTGCTTCGAACATAGCAATTGTCTCCGGTTTCAGATAGTTGTCGAAGATAACGGGAACACTTGTTTCACAGTCCAGACCTCGACGGGCGGCTTCTACTTTCCATTCGTCGCTGTAACCGTTGCCATCGAAGTGGATAGCCTTACATTCTTTGATATATCCGCGAATTACTTCAAGGATAGCGGAAACTTTCGGTTCTCCCTTTTCGATCAGAGCGTCTACATCCTTTTTGAATTTCATCAGTTGTTCTGCTACGGCAGAGTTCAATGCAATCATGGCACTTGCACAGTTAGCCTCAGAGCCTACGGCACGGAACTCAAACCGGTTTCCGGTGAAAGCGAAAGGAGAGGTGCGGTTGCGGTCTGTATTATCAATCAGCAATTCGGGGATTTGGGGAATATCCAGCTTCATTCCCTGTTTTCCGCTAAGGTTGATCAGATCGTCTTTGGTGCTGTTCTCGATATGATCCAATACCTGTGACAACTGTTTGCCGAGGAAAGAAGAGATGATAGCGGGAGGTGCTTCATTGGCTCCCAGGCGATGAGCGTTGGTAGCGCTGGAAATAGAAGCTTTCAGTAATCCGTTGTGACGGTAAACTGCCATCAGCGTATTCACTACGAATGTGACAAAGCGCAGGTTATCTTCCGGCGTCTTGCCCGGTCCCATCAACAGGATACCTGTATCCGTTCCCAGTGACCAGTTATTGTGCTTGCCGGAACCGTTGACACCCTTGAACGGCTTTTCATGAAGCAATACACGGAAACCGTGACGGCGGCTGACTTTACGCATCAACGACATGATCAGTAGGTTATGGTCATTTGCCAGGTTGCATTCTTCGAAGATAGGAGCTAATTCGAATTGATTCGGAGCTACCTCGTTATGACGGGTCTTTACAGGAATACCCAGTTTCAACGCTTCAATTTCAAGGTCTTTCATAAATGCGGCCACACGGGTAGGGATGGCACCGAAATAGTGGTCTTCCAACTGCTGGTTCTTGGCACTGTCATGTCCCATCAATGTGCGTCCTGTCATAAGTAAGTCCGGACGTGCGGCATACAAACCTTCATCTACCAGAAAGTATTCCTGTTCCCATCCCAGATAGGCAACGACCTTCTTTACCTCAGGATTGAAATAGTGGCAGACGGCGGTTGCAGCTTTATCTACGGCACGCAGAGCTTTCAGTAACGGTGCTTTATAATCAAGGGCTTCACCTGTATATGCGATAAATACAGTCGGGATGCAAAGCGTATCATCTACGATAAATGCGGGTGATGATGGGTCCCATGCGCTATATCCGCGTGCTTCGAAAGTATTACGGATACCGCCGTTCGGGAAAGAAGAAGCATCCGGCTCCTGCTGTACCAGCAGTTTGCCTGTGAACTCTTCCATCATGCCTCCTTTGCCGTCATGTTCGACGAAAGCGTCATGCTTTTCTGCCGTACCTTCGGTGAGCGGTGCAAACCAGTGAGTATAATGAGTGACACCCATTTCGACAGCCCATTTTTTCATTCCGGCAGCTACTTCATCAGCGATGCTGCGGTCTAGCGGGGCACCATTGTCAATAGCGTCAATCAGTGCGTTGTATACCTTGCTTGGAAGGTACTTGAACATTTTTTCCTTGTTGAACACATACTTACCGAAGTATTCCGAAGGGCGTTCGGCAGGTGTTGCTACTTCAACCGCTTTCTTCTTGAAAGCTGTCTCTACGACTCTGAATCTTAGTTTTGACAT